TTCCAGATCCAAATGCAATTGATCCAATTACAGGAGAAGCTTTACCACAACCAACAGATGGTATGGATATGGGAATGGGACAAGTTCCAACAGAACCAGATATTGCACAAGATTCTCAGATGGTTGACGCTCAATTACAAAAAGACACAAAGAAGGCTGAAATATAAATAGAAGATACTCATAACTATAAAATTTTATGGAAGAACTTATCGATTTGATTGCAACTGATGCAGCAGCAACTGATATTAGTGATCATATCAAGCAACTTTTATTTGTAAAAGCTGCTGACAAAATTGAATATCTCAAACCAGATGTAGCTGCATCGATGTTTGGTGAAACTGAAACTGAAGATTCAGTAGAAGAAGAGTAATGGTATACATTCGCCACGACGAAAATTGTAATCCTGTTGTAACACAACCAGGATTTACAACTGTTACACGTTTTGGTGGGACAGAAGGGTGGACTACTCTTACATATGAAGATTTTAATTCAGATTATGTTCGCCACGATGAAAACTGCAATCCAGTTGGAGTCATCAGTTCATATCAAAGACATGATGAAAATAACAATCCAATTGGTATAGGAACTTATCAAAGACACGACGAAAATAACAATCCAGTCTTAGCATAATTTAGTTTTCATAAATATAATATAAGACTAAAAGTTAAAAAAATAATATGAAACTTATCACAGAAGAAGTATCAGAGGTAAAATTTATTACCGAAACGACTAAAAAAGGTACAAAAAGACTTTGCATTGAAGGAATTTTTCTTCAGGGAGAAATTTGTAATCGCAATGGAAGAATGTATCCAATCGAAACTCTTGCAAAAGAGGTAAATCGTTATAATGAAAGTTTCGTTTCAAAAGGACGTGCTCTTGGTGAACTTGGACACCCAGATGGTCCTACTGTAAACCTAGATAGAGTTTCTCATAAAATTACATCCCTCGTTCAAGAGGGCAATAATTTTAGAGGAAAAGCTACTCTCTTAGATACACCAATGGGCAAAATCGCCCAATCATTAATTGGTGAAGGAGTATGTCTAGGTGTTTCTTCTCGTGGTGTAGGTTCACTCAAAATGACCAATGAAGGTCATAAAATTGTTGGTGAAGATTTCATGTTAGCAACTGCTGCTGATATCGTTGCCGATCCTTCTGCACCTGATGCTTTTGTTCAGGGAATTATGGAAGGTAAAGAGTGGGTTTGGGAAGGAGGAATTCTTCGTGAACAACTCGCAGAAAAAACTCAAAAGAGAATTAATACTCTCGTAGATCAAAAAATTCTTGAAGATCACAAACTTCAATTATTTAATGATTTTCTATCAAATCTATAATTTATAAATAAATATAGATTATATACAAAGATCTAAAACAAATGTCCGTTGGTAGCAATTTACAAGAAATGGAAAACGTAGTAACCAAAGGAGCTAAGCCAGCAGAACCAATGCAAAAGTTAACATCAGGAGTTCCTGATGGTCAAACTGGCAATTGGGAAGATCTTGGCGGCCCTACCCCAGAAAATTATCGTTCAGACGATGATTCAGCAAAACTAAAAGATCCAGCAGCAACTCTTGCTTCTGTCAAAAATGTCGTAAATAAGGGTGCAAAACCTGCTGATCCTATGCAGCACATGAAAGGTGCTGTTAAAGAAGAGACAGAAGATGAAGAAGAACTAGTTGAAGATGAACTAGAAGAAGGATCTGAGGAAGTAGAGGAAGTTACTGCCGAATCCGAAGAAGTAGAAGAAGTAGAAGAAGAAGTAGAAGAAGAGTATGACATCGAAGAAGATGTCAACGCTCTCCTCGCAGGTGAGGAGCTTTCTGAGGAATTCCAAGAGAAGGCACGCACCATCTTCGAAACTGCTATCAAAGCAAAAGTTTCCGAGATCAAAGAAAATCTTCAGTCACAGTACCAAGAGTCTTTGATTGAAGAAGTTGCATCAATCAAATCAGAATTAATCGAAAGAGTTGATGCATACTTAGAGTATGTTGCAGATGAGTGGTTCCAAGAGAATACTCTTGCAATTGAGCATGGTCTTAAGACCGAAATGACTGAATCATTCCTTGTTGGAATGAAGCAACTTTTTGAAGATCATTATGTTTCAATCCCTGAAGATAGATATGATGTAATCGAGAGTATGGTAGATAAACTTGATGAAATGGAAAATAAACTCAACGAGCAAATTCAAAGAAATGTTGCTCTGAATAGAAGATTAGCGGAGTCAGTTGCTGATGTAATTTTTGCAGAAGTTTCTGAGGGTCTTGCACTTACTCAGAAAGAAAAACTCGCTTCTCTTGCTGAAAATGTTGAGTTTGATAGTGAAGAGACCTATCGTGAGAAACTAGTTACGCTAAGAGAATCATATTTCTCACAAAAAGCATCTAGTGCTCAAAGAGATGTTGCTGTGGAAACTGAGGAAACCGTAGATCAAGCATCTGCTCCTCAACAGGTAAATCCAATTATGGAAAGCTATCTGTCAGTTCTCAGCAGAGTTTCAAATAAGTGATTTTTAAATTATCCAAATCAAACTAACTTTTTTAACGAGGTAACACCAAATGCAAATGTTCAATGCAGAACAATTGCAGGAGAAGTGGGCACCAATCCTTGATTATCAAGGAATGGATCCAATCAGAGATTCGCATCGTAGAGCGGTAACTGCTATCCTGCTAGAAAACCAAGAGAAAGAACTCCGTGAAGAGCGTGAGTTTCTTTACGAGACCCCAAATGTAAACACCAACTCAGGCACTCATGCTGGTTTCTCAGCTGGTGCTTCTTCACCTGTTGCAGGTTTCGACCCTGTTCTGATCTCTCTGATCAGACGTGCAATGCCTAACCTGGTCGCTTATGACCTCGCTGGCGTTCAACCAATGAACGGTCCTACTGGACTCATCTTCGCAATGCGTTCACGCTACACCAATCAAACTGGCACCGAAGCTCTCTTCAACGAGGCAGATACTGCATTCTCTGGTCAGGACGCAGGATTTGATGAGACTGATGGTTTCACCAATGGTGCTGTTGGTTTCGGTACTACTGCACAAGCAGGTAGCAATCCTGGTCTTCTAAACCCAGAAGGCAGCCAAGCATACAACACCTACAGCGTAGGTCAGGGTATGCGTACAGACGCTGCTGAGGGTCTTGACGGCACTGGTGCTGACGCATTCAACCAGATGGCATTCTCGATCGAGAAAGTCACTGTTACTGCTAAGTCACGTGCTCTGAAAGCTGAGTATTCACTCGAACTCGCTCAGGATCTTAAAGCAATTCATGGTCTGAATGCTGAGGCTGAACTCGCAAATATTCTCTCAACTGAGATTCTTGCTGAGATCAACCGTGAAGTTATCAGAACTATCTACAAGATTGCTGAGTCAGGTGCTCAGGCAAACGTTGCTTCTGCTGGTACTTTTGACCTCGACGTTGATTCCAACGGTCGTTGGTCAGTTGAGAAGTTCAAGGGTCTGATCTTCCAGATCGAGCGTGACGCTAACGCTATCGCCCAAAGAACTCGTAGAGGGAAGGGCAACATGATCCTCTGCTCCGCTGATGTTGCTTCGGCACTCACCATGGCAGGCGTTCTTGATTACACCCCTGCACTCAACGCTAATCTCAACGTTGATGACACTGGCAACACCTTCGCTGGTGTTCTTCAAGGTAAGTATCGTGTATACATCGATCCTTATTCGGCAAACGTTGCTGCTTCGCAGTACTATGTTGTTGGTTATAAGGGTTCTTCACCTTATGACGCTGGTCTCTTCTATTGCCCATATGTTCCTCTCCAAATGGTTCGTGCCGTTGGTGAGAACAGCTTCCAGCCAAAAATTGGCTTTAAGACTCGCTACGGTATCGTTGCTAACCCATTTGCGGAAGGTACTACCGTTGGCGCTGGTGCTCTTACTGCCAATGCTAACCGCTACTACAGAAGAGTTCGTGTTAACAACCTCATGTGATCTCGATTCACATATCTATCAGACCCCCGAAAGGGGGTCTTTTTTTATCTAAATAAAAATAAAAATGGCGTTTCCGAATCAAATATCCAATCGTAATTTTTTATCGCCAGTTGGATTCAAGTTTACTATTTCAAAAAATAGAAAGATAGATTTTTTCTCAAATAAAGCAAAAGTTCCTGGATTAACATTAGGTATTGCGAATCAACCAACTCCCTTTAAAATGATAGATGTTCCAGGTGACATCATTCAATTTGAAGATTTTACCTTAACATTTTTGGTTGATGAAAATTTAGAAAATTACATGGCAATTCATAATTGGATAACTGGTCTTGGATTTCCTGAAAATTATGATCAATATAAAAATTTTACCACAGATAGTGATGGTATCAGAGATGAAAAATTACAATACAGTGATGGATCACTAGTAATTTTAAATAGCAATTATAGGGAAATAGCACAAATAAGATTTAAAGATCTTTATCCTTATTCTTTGACACCAATAGACTTTGATGCAACAGCAAACGATATTCAGTACTTTACAGCAGAGGCTACTTTCAAGTATACTGTCTATAATATAGTAGATGCAAACGGCGACCCCTTATGAATCTTGATCAGATTCAGGATATGTGGCAGAAAGATTCTGTCATAGATCCTGATAATTTACATGATGAATCTTTAAAAATTCCACAACTTCATGCCAAGTATTATACAATATATAATACTATTACATTGTTGCGTGAAAAGGCAAGAGAAACTTTTAATCGAGTAAAACTAGAACGTTATAATTATTACACTGGAAAGGCTCCCATAGAGGTATATGAGGAAGAACCAT